GTAGAACTGCTCGCCTACTTCGGGGCGTATCATAACAACTTTTATGGGTTTGCCAACTAGTTTGTGCGATACCCTAGGTGGAGCCTTAACTGGGACTGCCTCACCATCCATGCGAACCATTACCCAGCTAGGGTTTGGGCATTTGCGGATAACTAGATAATCACCCTCATAAGTGGTATCATCTTGAGATTCCACGGGGAAATCAATAGGTTCTGGCTTAGCTTTTGGTGGGCGACCACGCTTTGCTGCTTTCTTAGTTGGTGCTGTTTTCATGGTTTAGTTTAGATTTTATGTACTTAATAGCGTGTTCAAGGGTTTCAATCTCCTCCGTAAGTCTAGGAGTTTTTCCATATTCTTCCATTTTTGCCCTCTTGAAATACGCTTCTTTTAGGCAGTCGATGATAAGTTCCTCGGCAACTATCGGTTTGTTTTGAGTCTTCATAGCTTGTTAGTAGCCTCCAGCTCCTTGTCTTGTAGCAAGATTTCGGGTTTCGTCAACATGATCTATGCCAGCAATGGCGGCGTAACGCAGAACATCAATGCAGTTACCACACACCATTGGCTTCTTATTTCGGCGGACAACAAGCGTACCGTTTGGTACTGTAACGCAATAAACCATGCCAGAATACGGAGTCTTTTCAAGCAGCATCTGCTTGTCTTTTGTTGTGATTGTGGCTTTTCTTCCTCGCCTTTCTCCGATCATGTAGAGTGGCATCGTTCCTGTGACACTTCTTCCACGAATGATTCCACCACCATACCCCGCATCTCTGGTGTAAATCGAGCCACATGGTTTCCCCAGCTTTTGAAGCAATTCTTGAATATCGTCCACTAGCCCAAGTGATGCCGTGGCGTACTTGTGGCATTCGCTTCCTTTGTCAATCCACCCATCTCCAAGAACTAACGACTCCCATAGCCGTTCAAGGGCTTGTCTCGGCATATTCAACACATTCCTTGGAATGCGTTTTTGACCAGAATGACCAAGCGGATGAAGGATTTGCCAAAGGTTCTTGCTACTTATAACATAGCTAGTATTTCTGTAGGCCCATACAAATCCTAGGGAATCGAGCAATTTCTCTATCCTTTCGCATTTCTGGGGATTTGCTGATTTTGATTGTGAAATGTAAACCGAGTACCCTCGGCCAGGTATTTGGATTTTCCCGCCACGCGATCCAGTAGAGCTACCCTCAGAAACAAACCAGCCGATAAACTCTGCCCAGTCTGCTTCAGACACCCACTTCCCATTCCAAAGCTCAATCATTGAGCAGCCATTATCACGCAGTCCATTAGTGCAGATTGGGAATGTGTCCTGCCTGTATAGATCCTTTGCCAGTCTAAATGTTAACTGCGACTTCTGCGGGTAGACCAACATCCTATGGTTCGGGGTCACTTTAAAATCAATGCTGTGGCTGTGCGCCTCATACATGAACCCATCGTAGTAATTCTCAATATACCCGATTGGTTGCTGGAACTCCATGTATCCATCTGGAGCCATTGTTGCCACCTTTACATCTCTAGGCAGACATGGGAATTTGACCCATCCAGTCTCCGTTAGAACTTCTGTCTCTGGGTCGTAGCAATCTTTCCACGCCTCCTTCAAACCGCCGTCACCCGTGTATTCACTCAGGGCTTGGATAATGTTCTCACACTCTGATGAGACATAGAAATGCGGTCGGTTGACCGAATCTGCAGGTCTAGTGGTGTCCCATGACATTTTGCCAATAAGTGCCTGTAGTCCATCGTCGATGTCTAACCCTGGAGCTGGAATACAAACCATGCCGGCATCATTTAAATCCTCGATAATGGAAGATGCCCCATCCGCAGACTGGTACTTTGCCGCTCCAAGCCGAGGGTCGATTAACCTCTCAAAGATCTTCTCGTCGCCCTCAAGCTCGGCAATCAAGTCCATGTAGTCACGGATACCAAAGCCCTGCCCCTTAGCCCCTTGTCCTGGCGTCCACTTGCCACCCTTCCACTCCGCCCAGTCGCCTACATCAACACCCGGCCACTCACGATATACCCAAAATGTACCAGACGCATCCACAGCAATCCAAGCCATAAACCAATTCTTCGCACCCGCTGGGTCAATAATCTGATAGCAAGTAACATTCGTAGTTGGGATCTCTGATGGCTGGACAACATTAACTTCTTTGTTGAACTTGGGAAACTTGGTGGCGTGGGACTTAACCGGAACCCCATACGCACGAATTAGGATCTCCTCCCGAGGCCTTCCAACTAGGGTCTCCTTGATTCGCTCGTAGCCACCGAAAGGGTTATCCTTGCTATGGAAGTAGTGGACGCTGGCATTGCGCTTTTTACTCCGTTGGACATAGGGTACAAGCTCGCCATTGAGAAGCTCAGCCTCGACGCTCTGGACGCTTGTAGCACCATCTAAGTATTCCTTAATAACTTCCGTCCACCCGTCAATCGGAGTGAATGTAACCAGCATCTTGGAGTTGCGGGTAGCGAGACGGAAGCGCAGGGTGTCAATAAGCTCATTACCAAGAAGGTACTCGTCGAGCCATACTCCGATGTTGTGCCACTGGGGATCACGGCTACCAAGCTCCGCACCTTCTAGGATAGTTGGGTTGTTCTGATACTGAGAATAGGTCTTAAAGATAATCTGTGACGCATTGGGCAGGATCAACGAGTTATCCGTGAAACCATTCTTCTTCGTGTACGAGATGTAGGCATTAGCCGAGGTTTGCTTTGTCCTCATTTCGTGAGGCAACCAGTTCCACACCGCGCTTTGTTGCTGGCGGATGCTAACTTCTGATGTCTGAGCAAAACAGAAGATCTCTGATTTTGGGTTTTCGATGGCGGCTTTGACCACGCAGTAAGAACCCCACGCAGTTTTCCCTGAGTTGTGATGGGGAACTCCAGCTAAAATGTAGTTGTTGTAGACTGGTACATGAAAATCCCAGACATAATCCTCTCGGAGGTAATTAATCTTGACAACTCGGCGGGAATAGATAGGGTGTCGGTATGCCGAAGCACAACTCAATAACTTACCCAATAGATCAAATACGCCAGTGGATTGCTGAAGGATGGACTCAAGCGAATATCGCGGAAAAGCTGGCAAAGGAGCTAGATCCACGCGTGACCGCAAAGTTGATTTACAAGGTTTGCAAAAAGCACGGGATACAATGTCAGCGGACAGGGCCACGAAGCGGCGAAGGACATCCCGAATGGAAAGGTGGCAGGATTGTGAACAAGGACGGATACATTGAGCTTTATTGCCCAAACCACCCGAACGCTCGCAAGCACACGCGCTACATTCTTGAGCATCGTCTAGTGATGGAGAAACATCTTGGTCGATATTTAACCCGCACGGAAGTTGTTCACCACAAGAACGGAGTGAAAGACGATAATCGCATTGAGAATCTTGAACTTTTTGAGAGCAATGCCCGCCATCTTGAGGTGACTCTAAAGGGTTGCGTTCCGAACTGGACTGAGGATGGCAAGCGCAGAATGGGCTTGAAAGCTCGTCGTTCAGCTTAATGTCTCCAACTGGCATCCACCCCAATTTGTGAAGGACAAGGTGCGATTTTGAGCATCGGAATGATTCTCCGTTATCCAGAATAACTTCGTAAATTTCCTGTTTATCCTTCCTAAAGGATGGTTGTGCTTTGGCTATAACTACTTTTTCACCATCCCAAGCGTGTACATGGAAATCAAATCCAAGCTCGTCAACGCGCTTACTACGCTTTAGGACTGGATCATAGATCTCCTGCTCTGGGGCAAGACAACGATTTCCCCCAAGTGCTAGAACCTCAGAGACTTGCGACAATTGCTCTTCAGCTTTCTCCCAATGCGGAAGCCTAAACCCGTAGCGGAATGGGTCTTTTTCAGCATTCTCAATAGCCTCATGGTACACCCGATGAAGCTCAATGAGATCATCTGGCTCCATCAAAACAACCTCGTCATCGCTGGGAGGCTGAAGGATTGGATGTTTGCGCCACTGCATTACTCTACGATTTCAGCTTCAACTGCTTGCGCTTTGACTTTATTGGCAATACGGGACTTAGCTTCCGCAATCATCTTGGCGGCATCATCAATAGACGGCCCCTTGCGATGCTCAACAATAGTACTAGCCATACCAGAGAGCTGTCCAGCCTTATCGGTCATAATGCCAATAGTCAACGCCAATCGGTCTGGAGAGATAGCCTTGAGCTGGTCTGGGTCACGGCTCAGTTGTTCGGCCTTCTCGAACAACAGGTCTGTGTACTCAGCAGCAGCAATGGCGTAGCGTTTAGAGAACTCTTTGCGCTTTGACTCTAGCGTGTCGTTGTGCCTCCATTCCAGCGCACGAACAGTCTCATGCGTCACCTTGCACTTCTTGGCAATAGCATTGATACGCCCACCCTGCGCCAGCATCCAGAGGATCTGTGCCGCCACATTCGGGTTGTAGTTCTCGATAGTGTTCCGAGGAAATTGCTTAGCCCTTTCCTTGACCTCAAGGAAGAACTCTTTCATCGCCTCTTTACTATCAATCGCTGATAGGTCTTCGTCGCTCATTTGGTCTTCTTGCCGTTTTTAACCTTAACGGCCCCAGAGTGCAACTCTTTTTTGAGCTTATTCTGTTGCGTCGAGGAAAGCGGAGAACCCTTACTGAGCAGGTAGCGGACTTGTTTCTTGGATGGATTCTTTGGCATTTTGTTTTTTAGGGATTTTTAATCCTCTTTCAGTTTTGGTTACATTATCAAAATCAAAAATCCTCTCAAATCCTTTTGTTTTCCTTAATGATTCGACACCTTTTGAATTTGGAGCGATAATTGACTTTATTGAATTTGGAAGCGTTTTTGTTAAATTATATTCAAATACTCCACTATTAACCACATCCATCATAGTGTTGGCTACGCTTTTGCTCTTGAATCCATTCACAAACTTAGGATCAAATTCAATAATATAACTTTTCCCTCCCTGCCCAAGAGCAAGGTCAATCGAGTTACTTACAAATAAATTAGATCTTCTTGGGCCTTGCCTAACAAGTGATACAATTGACCTGACGGATGGGAGACTCGTCTCATGAAAAACAGAATCTGAATCCACTATTTCACCCAAGTTCCATTGGTCGACCACATCAATTTCTCCTGCTATTCCAGCCGACCTTTTAGTTGACCTATTGAACCTTGGATCTGATTGGTTTACCATTTGCTCTTCCACAAGGAATCGTTCACCAAAACTAGGAGCTTTTTTTTCAGGAACTAACTCACCATTTCGATTGAATCTTGGTGACTGGGGCATCAAGTTGTCACGAAGGCTGTAATACGATGTTGGGCCGTATGGGATAACAACATCACCAGAAGTCTTAATTGCACTCTGAAGTCGGTCAAACGCAAATGTGCGGTAGATACCAGTCACAAGGTCTGGTGATACCTTTTGCATCATTGGGTTGATACCAAGCTGACGGGTTGTTTGCTGACCTTGAACGGAGTTAATAAAGTTCTTCCGTCTCTGCCAGTTCTTGGGATCTACGCTTTGATAGTAAGCGTCAGTTGACTCACCTTTATTTTGAATCTCGACGGACTTCTCAATATCCTCGTAGATCTTCTTGCGAGTAAGGTTGAGTTCTTTGGCGATCTTGTTCTTGACCGCCCTATCGACATTCTTATCAAGCTGGCGCAAGTCCATAGCCTCAAGATACAAACGCCCTTTCTTGAGTGTCCACTTTGTGGGGACAACATAGTTCTCAGTAAGTCCGCCAAATTGTTCCGAACGACCTTGCTTGATTGGCTTGTTAACAAGAAGTGTACCATGATTTACTGGAGCTTCAATTTCAGATTGGAGTAGTAAAGCCTTACCAAACTCGCCATCATCAATAACTCCAGCTTCCTCTAGTGCCTTCAAGTGATCCTCTGTAAGAATCCCTTCTCCATTCCCGTTTTTGTCTGGAATAAGGACACCGTTTGGCAGCTTCTCGCCACGCTCTACGATTTGCTTATTAACTTGATCTAAAACGCTTGTCGCTTGATAGTGCTTAGGGTTATCGGATTTAACATCGACAACCTTCTGAACTCTAGCTGCTTTTGGTTTACCGGCGGTTTCGCGGTACATTTGACGCACCATCGCCTTTACTTCTGGCAGCTCCCTAAACCCGTCAGCAAGCAGTCCTGTACCCATCACCATGCGACCACCAGCATCAGTCGCGCCACCCATCTTAAAGTGCAGGTTTTTGACAATAGGCGTAGCATTAAACAATGTTCTAAAGCTACCCTCGACAGAACGACGAAGTGGGGTTTTGCGTGACTCTTTGTAAAGGTTTCCTTTAAGTGTATCCTCTAGCAGTGTCTGTACACCTTGATCGGTGTAGTATTCAATAGCAAGCTCACTCAAGTCCGCTGGGGACATGTTGTTTTGCTCACGAAGGTTATTGTATTCCTCCGCCCATGCCTTAAACTCTGGATCTAGCGTTCCGTCTGAATTGCGAACAAGCCCCGGTTGAGTGTCATCTCCCAACATCCGTGCCACAATAGCACCATCTTTTTGCCATACATGCTGAATCATGTGTCCAGCTTCGTGCATGGCTACTTCTTTTAAGAAGCCAACCTTGTCGTTAATGTTTACAACGGCTTTGTTGCTAACTGGGTCAAACTTATTATTGCCAGTAGTGTTGATTTCCCACTTGAACGACCCTGGGTATGCTGCATCAATGTTGGAAAGCGCATACCTGAAGTCACGATCTTTTAGCCCATCAAACACAGCTATTTGGTCAGCATCTAGCTTGTTTCGATAGTTGGTCATCTGGTCAATGTTGACCTGCTCCATGTCCTTCTTGCCACCAATAACTCGGCCTAGTGAACCAAACACCAGAGCATCACGGGCAGCGTATTTAAGCGTGTTTTCGTCAATGCCTTGTGAGTTGATAGCGTTATACGACAGCGTTGCAGGAGCGGCTTGAGCAGTCCCTTTAGCCATGCTAGCAAACCCTCGCACAAGTGGCGTGGAGTAATCACCAAGTGTAGCTACAGCGCGACCAATACCGCCAACACTTTCGTTTGCGGCCAAGCGGCGGAAGAACGGTGTTGAGCTACTTCTTTCCAAAAGCTCTTCGCTAACCGCGTTGCCGAATTTGGACATTCTGCGCAGTGTTGGTACTGCGGCTATAAGCCCAACCCTAGCACCCATGTACACTCCAATAGCTTGGTGGAACGGAATGGCGAGTCCAGTAGCGATCAATGATGGTATCCTGTATCTAAGAACACTTCTTTCGACTTTCTTTAGAAACCCATTAACAGCAGCAACACCATTCCCAAGTTTTTCAGCACCGTTCGCCATTCCTTTTGTCGCCCCAGACGCAACTGCGCGAACAGCATCACCTGCTGTCTTGGCTGTATCCAAGCCAATTTCAATTTGATTTGCAGTCTTACTTACATTCTGAATACCGTCATCAATAATGCCAAGGCGGGTTTGAACTGCTTGCGACTGAGTCGTTAGGTCATCCAGCCTCCTAGTTAGTTCTGTTGCTTTTTCCGTAGCACCAATACGAAGTGCATCGTCAAGTTGTCCAGATACAACCGAAGCCTTATCAGATAGTCTTGCAACATCAGCTAAAACGCTAGATTTGGCAGCATTTAGTTCGCGACCATAATTGACGATCTCAATCCCTCTTTTTGCTTGGTTTGCTTTACGGACGGTTCTAATGATATTAACACCAGCTCCAAGTCCAGCCGTAGCCAAACCTACAGCAATGCCCGGAACATCTGCTGGAAGACTTGCGGCAGCGCGAACACTGTTAATGTCCTCCTCATATTTTTTAAGACCTTGTTCTTCTCCAAGTTCAGCGACATATTGAGATTTAGCTGACTCTTGTGCTTGAAGAACCTGCTCTCCAGCACCAATTATACTTGCGGTTTCAACCGCATCCATATCTTTTTGTGATCTTTCAATGAGGGCAAGTTTGTAGTCCCTTTTCTTATTCAACTCGTCAGCTTGTTCTTGAGGGATGTTACCCATAGAAACGGCTGCGTTGAGTCTTTGCCTGTCAATAAACCTAGTTAACTTTGCTCCACTTGTTACAGCAGTCTCAAGAATTGAATCAATTGCTTCAGCTTTCTTTGCGATGTCTTTTTCGTACGCTTGTTTTATTGTGTCTGATTCAGACAGACTAGCAATGGGTGGAGTAACGATTTGACCAATGCCCTTACCAATAGCTACAGCACCTTCACCAAATTCCTTGAATGCTTCTGTCCATGTTCGTGTCGGTTCTGCGTCAATTCCGCTTTTTTTGCGTATTGCGTACAACTCAGCTTTTTTAGGATCAATGACATCATCGCTCATTCCACCCTCCAAATAAGCGGAAGGATCTGTAAGCTCGTCCAGGTTTGCAGTAAACGCTTCGCCCTTAGTGGTCATTGACCCATCCCTGTTGATGAATCCTTTGTCAACCAGAGCCTTGTATCGACGCCCCTCTGGAGTCAGAGTCTTCTCGTCTTGAGCTAACCCAAGACCAATCATGTCTTGAATTGAAGATATTGGCCTAGCTCCTTGTTCTCCAAACTTGGATGCAAGAAATTCGTTATTTCTTACTAGCACATCTTTTGCCAGCAATGCTTGATTTTCTTCTTTCGCCATTTTGTTAAATTCTATTCTCCAGACTGGAATCCTTGAATAAACGATGCGTCATCTTCAGCTTGGCTTGATGGGCCTGTTGGGGTCGTCCTGGAATCAAGATAATTATTAGGATCTGCAAGAATTGACCTAATTTCCCCAAGATATGTAGTCCAAGTTTCCTCTGGGTCTGTTGTTCTAGGTCTATTTTTGATAAGCATCAACAAGTCGGTATTACTTACTGGTTTAAGCAAACTTGCCGCATCAAGTATGCTTCCTTCAATAAGCCTATTTAGCCTTTGTTGGTCTGATCTCGTTTTTCCGCTTTGAGTACCTAAAAACGGTGCGTATTCAGCTACCCCAGTAGCAAATGCTTCACCATACCCAACAGCACTCTTAAGTGCATCAGTAGCTTCGCCTTTATTATCAACAAATTCAGAAATTGTTTTGATTGCTATGTTTTTCGACGCCGATGCTTTTTCTTTTGCAACCCTTGCTTCTTCTGCTTTAGCTTTTTCCGTTTCCGTTGGTGGTTGTGAAACAGTTTGGACTCCAGCAAGTCCTCCAGTAGGATTGAATGAAAGTTCATATGTGCCTTCTGGCTTTAATCCAAATCTTTGGGCTTCTTCTCCACTTACTACTTTAACCGTTTTTTGTTGTTGTCCACCGCCAACTGGTCTCCCTCCAACCATGCGCCTAGGTGCTGGTTGTGGTTGTTGATTGATACTTGGCTCGGTAGGCATTTGGTTTGGCTGTCCAGCTTGCGCCGTATTCAGCGATTGATTGCGCTCAATTTGGCTTGCTACTTGAGCCTGTTGTTCTGGTGTTCCCATCGCTTGTTGAGAGAGATCACCTTGACTCAGACGCTCAAGTGCTGGAATAATAGAACCCTTGGCAAAATCTCGTTCATTAAATTTTCCGTCAGATGCTCCGGGATCATTTTTCTTATGTGGAGCAATAAATGTAACTCCTTGAACGCCACTGAAAGCATTAGCCAAAACTTGAGCGTACCCATCTGGATCGCTTTCCATGATTTTGCGAGCTTCTGTGTCTCCTACAAAAAATGGCTCAGTGTGAAATCTACCTGGTGTTCCTCTTCCATTTTCTTTTGCAGTACGCACCCCTCGAATCGGGCGGTTTAGACCCTTAGAAGCAAAGAACTCTTGAGTTAGTCGATTGTACTTGTGGGCTGCTTCTATTTCTTCTGGCGTAGCATCATTAGGAATAATTATCTCAATCCCTTTAGCATCCTTACTAGCCGCAGCGTTAAAGTCTAATGATACCTGTCTTGATCCAATTGACGATCTGCCAAGTTCATCCCTAGTTTTGGTGGTGAATCCAAATGATCCGTTGCTTGGCGATTGGTTGATGTTTAATTGTGAGGCCTTGGCGATAGAATCAGAAATTCCTCCAACCTGCGATGTTGGTGGCAACTCTTCAACCCCACCTGGCTCTCCATAAATATACTTATCTGGGTCGACAATACGAGATTTTTTGTCTGGGGTAAGCAAATCACCTTGTTTATTTTTCCAAACATCCCACTCTTTATCTTGCCCCGTATCTGGGTCGAATGCCTTGATTGTATCTCGCGTTAATTCAGATGCCTCAGCTTGAGCTTTTTGCCCATATATATTAGCCCTTTGCTGTGCTACTTCCAAATTAGCAAGCTTAAAAGCATTTTCTTCTCGCGCCCTTTGCGAAGCAATAGATCTCTCTTGCGCCCCAATTCCAAGCGTAAACGCGTTTGAGATTCCTTGAGCAGCAGTTCTTCCAAGTGCCAACGCCTCTACCGGCGAGGTATTTGGGTCGTTAATTTTAGCTTGGATTGGTGACAAATAACTTCCGATGTCAATGCCCAAGTCTTTACCCATTTTGATTGCAGACTCAATACCAGCAGATGTTGCTTTAATTTCAGCATCAATCTTTTTGCGTTCTTTACGAGCTTCGCCAAAATCTGCAATACCCTTGCCAATCATAGCACCAAGATTCTGCATTCCCTGTGCTTGGATCTCCGCAGCCCTTGTGAATCCAGAGTAATCCTGCACAAACATCCGTGGGTCTATGCCCTCGCCAAGTCGTTGTCCTAATTGCATGCTGTTAGTCTTTCATATAAGTTGGAATACTTTGGTCAAACCAAGTAACTCGTTTTGAAATGTTTTCAATTGTGCAGTCCAGCTTTGGGCAATGCACAAATTTAGGGGCCGACCCCCTACGGTCAATACAGGCGGTACAGGCATGAACATAGTCACAATTATGTGTCCGGTCAACCTTCTCTGACCACTTGTTATTTACCTTTTCATATCGGCTAGTCTGGATTGGTACATTGTTTTCCTCGCAGTATTGGAACACGTCATCGTGCGTCCAGTCGCGCATTGGATAGAACGCATTGCACTGTCCGGGGTTAATACGCACATCTACGCGCACTCCAGCATCTCCCCCGTAAATTGGGTCAGAGTCGCAGAGTTTGTGACCAACCAGCATTCCATCCCACCCAGCAACAATGCCGGGGTTCTTAGGGCGGTTATAAATATCCATAGCGCACACCCACGGTTTACCGTCTTCCATTGGCGTAATGCCAGTAGGGCAAGTCATGTCAGTGTTGTCAAAGATATACTTGTTCTGCACCTCAAACTCGTCGTCAGTTTGCTGAAACGCCGAGAATGTTGGATGCCATGTGTACACCTCAAGACCCCATTCTTCAATAATGCGATTCTGGAATGCGTATTTGCTTGGTTGCCATTGTTCTCGGTAGAATACAACTGGGACTTTTACACCCACTTTTTTAAACACAAGGTCAAGAAGTGCCATGCTATCCTTGCCACCACTCCAAGCAAGGCACGGTTTTTTAGAGACACTTAAACATGTCTCAATATTCTTAATAGCGTTCTGTATTTTTTTGAACATTAGATTGCAGCGATTGCTCCAGGCGCGGCTAGGGCAGTCCCAACTCCTTGGGCAAGTCCTCCAAGACCACTAAATAATCCAGACGAGTATGAGGCCCGTGCTTGCTGCGTAGCTGCATTTGCACTCAGTATGTTCTGCCTGTTAGCCGCACCAAGGTTGAGGAACGCATCTGGCGAGAATAGCTGTGGCCCAACTTGTTGAGCAGATACTGGAGTCCCACCAAGCAACCCAAGTCCGGGGCTATAGAAGTTCTGCCCAAGGTTGTATGCTTGAGTGCCAAGTGAGGACGCTTGGCTAAGCAACCCAGACTGACGAGCTAGGCGTTGGTTTTCGATGTCTTGTGATAGCCCTGCAAGACCCATAGCACCTTGTTGCGCGATACCACCATATTGTGCGGCCTCGGCTCGGCGTTGAGCAAGGGCTTGCTCCCTGTTCATTACCTCTGCGGAAATTGCTGCATTGCCACCAATTCGTCCAGATGCTGCTGCGGCTTCTCTGGCTGCCTGCTGTGATGAGCGGAGTTGCTCTGGAGATAGGCGACCAGACCTTCCATATGCCTCTTGCGCTGCTTGAGTCTGAAGCGCAGACAAGCCGCCATATTGCTCCATTGCTTTTTGGGCAATCGGTGTAGCAGTATCTTGATATCCAGCCTGCATTTGAC